GTTCAATAATCTCAATACCTTCCATAAGAGCAAGCCAACGAGAAAGCTTCTCATTGCTGTCGATGATTTCGGTGGAAATGTTCTTAGTAGTATTTTTCTTCACACTCTTAGTATAGAGGGAAAGTTCAGTCTCGTCAAGCTTTTTATTCGTCAAAGAGTTCGAATATTCCAATTGTGTAGGCTGCAAATAGGCAAAAAATACGACCTTTGTCTTTAGACTTTTCCGGAAACATTTCGTTTAGAGAATTCATCATAGTAGCCAAAACAGCTTTTTTATATTCTCTCTTTTCAACGTTTTTCTCTTCGTTGAGAATTTCATCAAAAACAAGCTTGAGTAAATTGGCTGAGTAGACCTGAGGTTCTACTTTGAAGAAATCAGCATTGTGAAACTTGGAAAGCTCAACTGCGCTGAGAAACTCTCCTTTATCTAAACCTCTGCGGCTTAAAAAGTATTGTTTGAGTTGCTCAATAATATCAGAGTAATTTACTTTCTTTTCTTCGAGTTTAACTGGTTTTAACCCAGACTCTTTTTCATCCATTTTAATCATACAGGTCGAGTGGTAACTGCAGTCTCGATATTTAGGTAAATAGAGTTCTCTGAACCACAATGCGGGCAAGTAAAGTTGTTAGGCTCAGGCAATTCAATAGGAGCAAAAACCTCTTTCTTACAATTGGCACATACAACATCTGCTCCAGCCTGTTCAAATTGAGTTTCAGTTTCAGACAACTGCTCAACAGCAAACTTGTTAAATTTTGCCTGGCTATAGGTGTTGTAGAAATAGAAGAATAAGAATTGCACAACTGTTGCAAGAATAAACGTCTTGATAAAAGGTATTTCAAAGCTAGTTAAAAAATATGAAACGCCAGAGCTAATGCTCATCGTGACTGTTAAAGATAGAAGAAGCTTCTTAACCATACTAGATTTTATAATGTATGAGCAATTTATCAACTGTCATAATACTCTTTAACACACTGTTCAATAACTTAACTGCATGGCTGGCTCTGGCTAGTAACTTAGGGTTTTTTCTAATAACTGGGTTGCCCATAGAGGCCTGAATATTAGACTTTAGATCTAATACCAAGTTATACATTTCAAGAGTCTTAGTATCAGCATTAATTAGAGGAGCAGGGTACTGCTTAGGTGCTCTAATAATGTTTGGATATTGATTAGTGAAATAGTTTAGTAAGTCTTGTAAAGTATGTGTGGGTGGCTTGAGATCTCGAGCAGCGACATTGGCATTGTATTTGTTGTAATACATATCCATATCCTCGAATAAAAGTCGTTTCATAACATAAATATTTATAGCTATGAAAGCATTTAATCACAGAGTTTTTCATCTGTTAGAACAAGACGAGCCAGAAAATCCAGAACTAGACGTTAAACCAGACGATATTGGTGATGAAGACGCTTTTGCTGCTTCATTGGATGACGGCACAAACCCAGGAGATTTCGATACAAATACCCCAACCGGTGCACCAGCTGTATCTCCTGAAAATCAAATTAGAGAAAAGCAAGTGCAGCAATTAGGGCAGTGGATTGACAAACTAACAAATTTCACATCATACCTAAATGGAGTTGACAATAACTCTATTCAAAAGGTATTAAATGATGCTGGTGAAGGTACCTTATTTGCTGAAATCGCAAGAGGTGAAAGAAAGAGAATCGCAAGATTAGCCCAAGAAATGTCTTCTTTGACTGAATCTTTCAAGGGTTACATGCTCTCTAGCGACGAAGAATAATTAATAATACCCAGCTTAACGTTACCTTTAAGCTTATCATAACTATTATCAAGAATGAACCTTTCTGGAATCTCGGAAAGGTTCAATTTTTTTGAAATGTCATTAAAGTCCTTGAACACAGTACCATATTCTTTAGGCCAAATAAACACAGTCTCTCCTTGATCAAGCAAGATCTTACTCTTCTTTCTACTAGCATTATCTAACCATTGACTATCTAGAACCCAGACTCTCTTCATTAAGAACAATCTTTTCAATTGCTGTTCTTGTAAATCAGTAAAGTTCTTTTTGCTACTCTCCTGAATACCAGCAACAGCTATACTGTTCTTACTAAAGCAAGCATTGATCGGCCCTTCAAATACAAAGTAATTCTCATTAGATGCATCTACATTGTCAATATTAAACAATGTCTTTTGAGCTCCCATTTTACTAAGATACTTCGGGAAGTGTTTAGTATTATTCTCAATAATTGTACGAGTCTGATAATATACAATCTTACCTTTATCATAGAATGGAATAACTAAACGATTCTTATGAATAGGGTCTTTAAGAGAGATCCAGAAGTCCTTTGGCTTGTTACATGCCACGTCAAGCTTACGTTCTTTTATGTATTCTAAGGCAGCCTTAACACCTGGTTCGTTCTTGTAATATTCTATTTGGTTCTGATCGCTAAGATTAATACTATCCTCAGGCAGAGCACTTTGCTTTTTAATTGTCTGCTCATTCTCAGATTTCTGCTCGGGAGCAGAAACAATATCTGTGAGTAAGAAATCTCTCTCTGACAGCTCTTTGAGAATGTCTTTATCAGACAACTTACACACCTCTTTAACCCAGCTATAGGTTGAAAGACTCAAACCACAATTGTGACAACAAATGAGATTCTTCTTGGTAATGAAATATAAACGTCTCTTTCTACCCCAAGAATTACCTTCTCTACAAGTAGGGCAGCCACCCTCATAAACTTGAGTGTGGCGCTTGAACTTTGGATAACCAGCAAATTGTAAAAACTTTTGAACAGCGTAATCGTTAGGAAGCACTCTCATTTGGTGGATTGATTGGATCGCGTGAAACGATACCTCTCTTGAAGAATTCTCCAGTAGTAGGACAGATCCAGATAGCTTCCTTGATACGATAGTTCTTATCGGAAGTTTCTCTGATACGAGGTTGACAATAATCTCCTGTGTATGGAGAAGGGACTTTGACAGGTCTAACAAACGGTTCGTTATTCATATCAAATATTTAGTCGCTTCTTCAAATCTTCTATACACTTAGTGATGTTTTTCTTTTTCTCGAAGGTATTGACCCAAATGTTAATATCTTTCGTGATAGAATCAAGCTCTAAGTAAGAAATAATATCTTTGAAAGATTCCATATCCAAAGTATTCTCCTTGAGTTGTTCCATCTGCTCTTTGTAGCAAATTTCCTCTTCAGGGTAGTATCGATAACCATAAAGCAAATCAGAAAGCTTCAAATTAGTCTGAACAATCTGTTGTTGCTCTTCGGTGAGCATAGAAACTCCATTCTCAGCAACCTTCTTTGCCTTTACTTTACCGTAACCTTCAACCCCTTTAACATTATCAGAAATATCACCAAGAATACACTTGTAAAGCAAGTAGTGCTCTTTAGCAATACCAGCCTCTCTTGCAAAGTTATCTAGATTAATCTCTTTCTTACCTGTCGGAAAGAAGATCTTTGTATCTTGATTAACCAATTGCCACATATCCTTATCAGTTGACACTACAACTTTTTCTCCATCTAGGGTATGACAAAGCCAGGCAATTACATCATCTGCTTCCATAACATTAGGATAAATGTTCTTAATGTTAAGATTTGAAAGCATTTGTTGAATCAGATCATCATAGTTGTGAACTCCCTCAAAAGGGGTATAATTACGATTACCTTTGTATTGAACAGTAAGCATCTCCTTACGAAAGTTAGAAGATGGCCAGGTAAGCTTTTTATCCCAGGCTGCGAAAATGCGATCAGGTTCATATTGCTTAGTATAAGACTTTACACAATTGAGAAAGTAATAGACCCCACCAACATTTTCTCCTCTACTATTCGTCAGGGTCTTGTTCTTCGACAGCCAAAACGTCCGGTACAGTAGATTGTTGCAATCTAGAATTAGAGTTTTCATTTTTTAGGTAGACGTTTTTGCAGTCTATATAGATATTATATGGAAGCCTCTCAACGAAGTCAACTATTTTCTCATTTACTCCAGAAAGTAACTTCTCTCTAGGCACTTCGAAAACTTTAATTCCATCAGAGTCAGGTGTGAGATTGAACATTGTATAATTGCCATGGCTTTCACCTACAATTACATAATAATCTCCTTTATACTTACCTCCATTTACGAAGTAAAGATTACCTTCATAGTCATTGTTATATGACTTGCTCCTGTATAAATTCTTAAGTTTGTTAAGCATTGTCTCTCAAGGAAATGATACTCTTGGTGATAGCCTCTTCTTCTGTTTCGAATTCAAAACCAAAGTCCTTCAGCTTTGTACAATCCATAACACAATTTGAACGATTAGCCTTAATTGGCAATTCATCATAGCTAATAAACTTCCAACTAGGGTTATCAAAATTATGCTTGCGGTAAATCTCTACAACTTGATCTGTTCTGAGAGGGTAAGGGTTACAAACATTGAGAGTGTACTTAGGAGTTCTCTCATTATTGGTTTCAAGAAGCTTTTTCAAGATTTCAACGAATCCAGGGATATGAGTCTTTGAATTAACTTCGTTTAGAAGGTTGCTATACTTACGAATCTTCAATAGATAGTTGCGATCTGTGTGTTCACCACAAAACGGCATTCTAATACGAAAAATCTTTACATTGTTAAACTGAGCCAATGCCAATTCAGCAGCGTGCTTTGTCTTAGAATAGAAAGAACTTTTATCACTAAAAGCCCCAAAGTCAGGTATGTGAGTTTCGCTATACGGAAATTCATAACCTGAATAGATACAACCAGAAGAAATATGATACAAGCTTGCTCTATACTCTTCACAAAGCTTAGCCATCAAGATAGGCAATTGAACGTTTAGCTTGTATGTTTCCTCTTTGTTGAGTTCACAGGCATCAACATTAGGTCGGCCAGTAAAGCCGACACAGTTAACAACGTAGTCTGGCTCACAGGCTTCGAAAAATTCTCTAAGAGCTCTTTCGTTTGTATAATCAAGCTTCTGTCTATCAATTAAAAAAGATTCAAGCTTGTATGATTTTTGTAGTTCTTTAAAGAGGTTGGAGCCTACATAGCCCCCACCGAAGATGGCCACACCAGGTGTATGCATAATAAAATTATATACTAGATTTTTTTGATGTTCAAGTCTTGTCCCATCATAACTTTTGTTATGAGAGTTTTAAGAGCATCAGCGTCTTTCTGAGTTCTGTTATTGCAAATAACAAATGGAACATTGTTTAAATCATAACCAATAACCATATAGTTAGACAAAACCTGATCCAGAAAATCGACAGTCATTTTACAGTTTCTATTAAATTCGCTGTCTGGCTCTTCTTGTAGAGCCGTAGTTAAACGTTTCTGTAATTCTTTTCTTGATTTCTCGTCCATATACCAGTAATACCTTTCTCGTTTAAGAAGTTTAAAACAACTTCAAAGCTATCGGTATTTATACCGAAGTTTTTTGGAAATCTTAAACCACCATCATTCAGTTCAAAGTAAAAGTCACCTATATTTTGTTTGTTTTGTACTAAGGTAACCCATATAGCCTCATTCTCTGGGTTTACAAGAATAGTCCATTTGCGTGGATCATATATCTTGTAACCGTTAAAGATTCTACAGGCAGTATAACCAGAGTCTCTCAATCTCTTAATAAAGTAGCCTTGAGTTGTTATTTTATTCTTAGGTTTCTGCCAATCCTGATGCGACATAGATGAGTTCAACGTTATCATTATTTAGCTCAAAAAGCAAAACTCCAAGGTTAGTATTAATCTTTGTTGATACATTACCAAAGCGATTGCATGATACAATACGAATAATCTCAAAGCTAAGAGCCAGTGGATTATCAATCTCAGAACCGGAGAACTCTGGAGACAATACCAATTCAATAGAATCAACATTAGACTTGTTCTTATCAGTCAACTCACTGTAAACAATTCCTTCACCCGTTCTAATGTAAAGCTTATCAGTCTCTGAAGCAAAGGTAGAGCTCTTGATCAATGATTGCAAGTCAGGACCAGCAATATTAAACTCAGTATCATACTTCAAGGCCTTTACCTTTTCAATGTTAATAGCAGGAGTAGACAAAATACCATCTTCAAGAAGATGATACTTAAACTTAATACCCTTCTCATTGTAACTAATGTTATTAGAGTTAATCTTAAGAGAAAGATAATCTTCTCTGATACAATCAAGAACCTTAATAAACTTATTAATGTCTGGAATGTTAAGCTTATTCTCTTCAGAAATATCATCACTAAACTTCCAGACAGCATTCAAAATAACTGATGCATCTGGAGTAGCAACTAGAGCCGTTAGCTTATCACCCTTGAGATGTAATGAGCAGGAGTTATTAATTCGAGACAAGGGAGTAAGAAACTTGTCAACAAATTCATTCTTGTTGTGAATCGGTATTGTCATCTTTGAACGTAATTTTAATGTCTTTCATTTTCTTTTGCAACAACTTTTCCAAGCTCTTATCAAGAGTTGTTTGCAGACGTTCTTGACCACTAACACAAGAATCAAGCAAACGCTCAACTCTAAGCAACTTCTCCATCAACAATGAAATCTGAGCTTCTGAAATATTAGGAGCCACACCAGCAAAGACTTGAGGAGCCTGTTGCGCTGGTTGAGGGTGCATCATTTGCTGAGGGGGTGGTTGCATCATTTGCTGTGGTGGGTGTTGATGTTGAGGTGGCTGGAATGGTGGTCGAGGAGCTGGTGCACGCATGCGATAATTAGGGTTTGCGGATGCAGGAGGAGCTCCATTAGCCTGCATCCTTGGTAAAAAATTCTGGCGAATAAGTTCTTGAGGTTCAAATTGTAATCCTTTCATGTTAGGACTAGAACCAAGCGCTAGTTTATCTAGAGCCTTAAGCTCACTAGCTGCCTGCCCAGCTAAGTGTGCAATAGCATAAATAGCTTCTTGATCGATTGGTTCATCCTGATTGTTCATACAATATTTTATGAGATTGATTAGAGATAGCCACAAAAAAAACGGCAGAGCCTTTTTAGCTCTGCCGTCGCAACAACTAACTATCTTAACTCAAACCCTTGAGAAGTTCAGCAACCTTAGCATCATCCAACCCATCTTCGTCCTCATCCGCAGCCTCAGGCTCAACTGGCTTAGGCAACGTACGAACAGCAGACTTCTTAGACTCAACGAACGGACTATCATCAGTAGCAGCCTCAGCCTTAGGAGCAGGAGCTGCAGGAGTCTCACACAAGAAATGCTTCTCGAAAGCAGCCTTGAGCTCATCGTAAGACTGAACACGGAACACAGTATCGAGGGCATGGACTGAGTTATAAATAGCCTCAATCTTCTTGTTATCGCTACCAAGAGCTGGCACCTCACCAGGAGATGAGAATCGAGAAGAGACAAACGTCGGGAAGTCGCCTTGCTTTTCAGCCTTGATCTTGAACGAGCAACCAGTACCACTCAAGTCAAAGATACGAGCACCGAACTGATCTGAATCTTCACCGTTCATAGCCTCGTCAATGATCTTCTGAATCTGACGACCATAACGGAGCATCTTCACCTTGCCGTTATTATCAGGTTCATTGGTATCGTTGATAACATAAACGTTAACCAACCAATTTTCGCGACGCAAGAGCTTCTCAGCCTTGGCCTTATCTTCAGCAGAACCATGCTTCAAGCATTTCAAACGACCTTCAGCAATCGGATCGCGCTCACCCCAAGTAGAAGGAGAGATGAACTGAACATACTCACCAGTAGCATAAGACTCCCAACCAAAGTTGTAGTAATGGAAAAAGGTCTTCTTAGGATCCTGGATGTTGGGAATAAGCCTCACAGTGTAAGTATGACCAGGAGGTGTACGAAGAATATCACGGAGTCCGGACTTAGCCTTGGACTTGTTCAACTCTTCCTTAATCGACTCAAACATTGATTTATTAAATGTACTCATATTTCGTTTTTATTATATTTCTATTTTTAGTTTTTTCTAGCTTTTTGTTTCTATTATTTTCAGACCTGATCTACAGATCTGTTTGCACTTCTCAGACATCACAAATTTCCGTCTAAGTTGTGCGAAATCATTATACAGACTCCCAAAGATGAATTCAAGCAAATCCGCAGGAATCTGAAAGAATTTATTCTCAAAGTCTTCAAAGGCAAATAACGCGTAGACGTTAATGTCTCTATTTTTTAAATGAACAGCAAAGGCAGGCAAGAGTGAATTCTCCTCTTTAAGATTCAAATACTCTTCTACAGAGCAGCCTTGGTCTTTACAATATTTATAGATAAACAGCAGAGATTCTTTGCATTTTTTCAAATTTTCTTCTGAATCAGCCTCTACGTTTTCTTTCTTCTTCATGTGCATAGTATACACAGAACGAGCCTTTTGGCTCAAATAAAACTGAAGATCGTAATAGGTATTCTCATCGTTTACGTAAATGGAATACGGAGCCAAGAAATAATCGTTGATATCAATATTCGGAAAACGTTCAAAGAAGTAAGCGAGCTTTTTAATAGCAGGGTACTTTTCATCCTGTTCAAAGTTCTCGAAATCTTGACGTAATTTAAATGGCTTGTTTTGCTTTTTGCGTGATATGGCTAGAAAAGTATTATATATTCTCTTTTCTGTAGACGTTATCATAGTGCTTTTTAAGGAATCGTTTTATGTATTTAGACTTGTAAATATTAGGATCACACTCTAAAAAGAATCTAATGCACTCAAAATCGTTTTCAAAGCTACAAAGATTCTTAAAAAGTCTGATTAGTTTTTTCTCTTGAAGAAGTATAATAAGAATGTTAGCATAGTTCAATCGTTTATTTTTAAGCATGCACACAAAAGAGCAGGCTCTATAGAAGTTATTTCTAGTCTCAATTGAACATATGCTATCGTATGGTTGAATCATATTTGACTTTTATGGCGCTTTAACAGCTTTGTAAATTCTACAAACTTATCTGTTAGGCTACCACTAGCGGCATATTCATAGCCGTCACCATCACAGAGAGTCTTAGCCAGGTTATTTACCTTAACATCACAAACTTTGCTACGTCTAAAATATACCTTGCCAGCCTCTAGGCTAACTACTGCAACAACATCAGCGCTATATTCGTTAAAAATATAGTCAGCTACTTCCTGAAAACAGCCTTCAGCAAATGTAGCATAAAAATTATACTTTTTATTCTTAACAGGTAAATTAGTATGATACAATGCTAGAGAGTCGATAATAGTATCGCACTTCTTTTGAAAGTATTCGATTTGTCTCAATTGATAGTCATTGAATTGAAAGAAGCCTTTGCGAAAGTCTTGATAGAAGTTAAAGACTCTTTCGAAAGACTTTGAGTTCCAATACAACGTCTCAAGTTGTTTAGATTGTTTTAGTGCATATGTCTTACTAACTGCATCATCAATTAAAACAACCAAAAGCTTTTGATGCTCTGTTGGCTTAATATCAGGGTATAACTTCTTAAAAATATTAAAGGTTAATCGAGTAGATGAACCATCAATCTTAGTTAAGGCAGTTGCGAGCTTAAAGTTGTACTTTAGCTCAACCATCTTCTTATGAGCTGTAATAATAATTACATTTTTACAGTCAAGAAAGTCTTCGAATCCAGAAACATCTAGACCGAGAACGGTGATTCGTTTAAAGTCAGGCAAAGAATGACGATCAAAGAAACCTTTGATCATACTTTCAGCCTTCTTTTGCGTTACAAAAAATACTTCAGGTGCGTCTTTATGAAACCAGCTGTAAGCAGTGTAACAGCCAGCTCCGTCTAAATCTTGATTAATAATTAGCAGTTCGTTTTTCATGTCATTTCTTCAGATAACGCTTTGAGCGCTTCTGAGGTATTTACGATCTCTTCATCTGCATTCAATGTGTTATCCTCTTCAAGAGTAAGAGTTGGGTAGTTAATTTTCATGTTGATTGTACCGAAGTTAGGACCATAACGGTTCTTCAACAAACTCATTTTAATAACACCGAGCTCTTTATCTTCATCGAGCTGCCATAGACCCATCACACAATCAGCAGTAGCAGCAGTACCAATACTTTCACTAATAGACTCTAGTCCAGGATTCTCTTGATTGTAACCACTGCGATTCAACTGAGTTGCTGTAATAATTGGACAATTAAAAACATAGCTCATTGCACGAACTTGCTCAGCAGTATACTTAATTCGCTCATAAGAGTTATCCCCTTTTGGGGCATTAAGTAGATTCAAATAGTCAATAACAATAGCATCGAACTTATACCCAGACTGTTGCAGCTTCTTAATGAATGCAGTCATCTGACCTGGAGTAACAGTATTAGGTGGAAACTCTTTAACAAGCAATCGAGAGCTCGGTAGATTAAGTTTCTTATTAGTAACAGTCTGCTTTAGACTATCAACATTATTACGCAAGTCATTAAATGGAATCTGAGTAATGTTAGATGAAATACGTTTACAGTAAGCCATCTCAGACATTTCAAGAGACAAGATAATAACACTCTTATTCTGATTCGCAATATTAACAGCCAGGTTCTGCAAAAAGATACTCTTACCTACGTTAGTTTCGCCTGCGAAGACATAGATTGCTCTACCATCTTGCAAGAATCCACCACCAAGCTTCTTATCGAGCCATTCCCAACCTGTCTTAATATGATTATCAACCTTGACTAGATCTTTACAATGCTTATCAATATCAGCAAAGTAGTCGTGACCCTTCTCATTATTAAGCGAGATAGAACATGCATGCTCGAACTTATCCAAGACGATATTTGTATCAATAACTTCTGCCTTAGTACACATATCAGTGACTTCAAGCATTGTATTAAATACAGTCTTCTCTTTAATAAACCTTTCAGTATTCTCAAGAAGCTCTTGCTTGTTATTAGACTTTTCAAGCGTCTTGAATTGCTCAACAAGACGCTTGAAAGAGTTTTTTAGCTCATCAGTTACAAGATAAGTCTTAACTTCAGTAAGAGTAGGTACATTAGAACGCTTGTTAAAGTATTCTTTAATAATCTCTACGATGTTCTGAACATCTTTACTATTAAAGAGATCTGGCTTCAAGTACTCTACAACTGTACCCATGTAGGTCTCATCAGTCAGACAGTTAAATAGAATAACGTACTCAAAAAAGTCGCTATCTATCTTGCTCGTTTTTGATTTCTTTTCCATTAGTATTTGTTAAAGTATTCTTTGAAGTAAGCATCACTCTTCTTAAATTCCTCACTAAATCCTTTTAATCCAGGAGATTCATGAGTCACGTAAATAGGAGCAGTACCTAGCTTCAGCTTGAGTTTATTAGCTTCCAAGCAGAATAGCAAGTCGTAATGGTGGAACTTTACATTTTCGTCCCAATTAACAGCCTTAGCTGTCTTAGTGTTTACAGCCAAGAACAAACCATCTAAAAGCAAACAACGCTTGCCAAACGGTCCAAAGGCTGTAACAAACTCTTTTCCAGAATTATCAAAATGTGAAACTGCACCACTAAAGGTCTTTGGATCACACATCATATGCCACAAGCCATAGCTCTTAAGACTAATATCAGCTCCACCTGCCAATCCAACAACGTCAAATTGTGCAAAGGCTACCTGGAGCTTCTCAATTAAGAAGGCATCAGTAATAAACACATCATCGTGCAAGAATATAATAGCATCGTATTGATCATAATACTTCTTAGCCTTGTTATACTGAACACTGAGACTATCAGTATTTTCAGTCCAAACAATCAGATCAGCACCATAACGAAGATTCTTAAACTTGTAATTGAGTTCGAGAGGTTCATTAAGAGAGGCTTTCTTAGGCTTGTAAGGCAAATCGTTGCCAAGACCAAGACATTTAATTAATGGAGAGAACTTAAGAAATGCATCTACGTTCTGTTTAGTACAAGTATAAAATAAAATTTTCATATAAAAAATGGGGAGTTACAAATAAAGGTATTGTGATATATAATCTTGTTTTTAACAATTTCACCTACCCTACCTTCTTCAAAAGGGATAGCATTATCAAACTTAGTAGAGGAGATATTGCTATCTTGATCATAGAACAAGGTAGAACCTGATCGAATAAGAAATATTCGATTAGATCTTTCATCTACAATATAACAAGCAAAAGTACCTTTGAGCAACTCAGCAACACGCTTAATAATGTCTTGAAGTTGGTCAGAGTTCTTTTTATGATAGAAGTAACCTATCAAAGCAGGTATGATACTAGAGTCAACTTTAATATCTTCAAGCTTAATAAAGTACTTTTCACAAAGCTCTTCTACATTGGTAATAATACCATTGTGAGCGACATAAAAGCGATTCCAATAAAATGGGTGAGCTAGTTCAGGGTTAAAGCTCTGATTAACTGTGGTTGGAGCCTGGCAATGACCAAGATATAACTTACTAGATTTTAATCTATTTTCATCAAATGCACCAGCGCTCTTGTAACAATCAATCCAACCATTATCAGTTATAGTTAAATAACTGGAAGCAGATACACCTCTAGGTTTATTTAACTCGTATAGTTTAACAAATTTTTCTTTAGAAGCAGAACCAAATATTGCACACATATTAGATAAATTTAATCTTTCGGCTGTATTCAATAGGGTCAACCATCATATAATCCATAAAGCCTTTGATTCGACTAGAGCAGGCTGGACAATATCCACAGGCTTGTTCTTTACCTTCATAACAAGTCCAGGTACTCTTAAAGTCAACCCCACGCTCATCACCTAACTTGATAATATCTTTCTTATCAAGCTTAATCAACGGTGTAATAATAGAAATCTTATTCTTACGATTGAGACCAATAACAGAAGCGAGATTCAAGTAGAATTCATTACTAGAGTCCCAATACCCAGCCTGAGAATCAACAAGAGCACTACCATAGTAAACATCTCGAGCACCATGAGCCTCTGCAAAAGAGCAGAGAATAGAAAGCATCATTAGATTACGAAACGGTACATAATTAACCGGCTGTGGATCACCAAGAACATCTTTAGTCTGAGCAACAGCAATATCATTATTGGTAATTGAAGAGCTAATAGCAATCTCACCAAAGAAGCTTAGATCAATGTTTCGGTGATAGATATTAATCT